ATGAAAGGCTTTCGCGACAGTGTGTTGTTTCCGATCACCCTCTTGATCGGCGGCGTTATCGCGTTTTTTCTCTTTCTTTACGCGACTGGCCACGATCCGGACGAGCGACCTCTGACTTTGGTGGAATGGGTTATCGGCGGCGCGCTGATCGGACCGGGTTTCGGTTATCTCATGAAATGGAGAAGAGCGAAGGATCGCCGGAGCGCAAATAAGGACTGAAACCGTATCTGCGATCGAACCCAAACCAGTCATTTGTGGGGAATTCAAGAAAGCGGTGGCGACCCCTGCAGGACTCGAACCTGCGACCTACTGCTTAGAAGCTAGGTTTTTATGTAATGATTGCGAAATGCTGAGAACAAACTGCTTCTAATATCTGCTACCGAAAATCAATACGTTACATTTCGTTTGCAAACCGCTTTGCGTTTGGCTGACTGTATTTAGAAGATAGCGCGCCTCAACCTTTCGTGGCAAGAGAGGAATGAAAAAAGCCCGCATCAAGCGGGCTTTTTATTTGGCGTTGCGCGGTAGTCTTCCAGCTTCTTTATGGCCTCCTCGGCGAGGGCGGCCTTGCCGCCAAGGTAGTGGGCATCGAGAATGCCTTCTACGTCCTTGAGGCTATGGCCGGTGATCGCTGCGATCTGCGCCACCGAGCACCCTGCGATTGCTAGACGGGTGACTGCCGTGCCACGGAGGTCGTGAAAGGTAAGATCCGTGATGCTGGCCTTGGCTTTTGCCTTCGTCCAACTTGTGTTGAACCCGTCAGAGGTCCACGGCCGCTTGTCGCGTTTGTTGGTGAGGATGGTGGGCGAAATCCTCGGCATGCTGTCCAGCAGTTCTCGAAGCTCTGCGCCAGCCGGTATCTTCACGCGGGCGCCGGTCTTCCCTTGCCTCACCTTGATGTGCGAGCCGTCGTAGTCGCTCCATGGAGCCTTGAGGATGTCTCCCTTACGCTGGCCAGTCCACAGCGCCATGATCACTGCGGCTTTGATTTCGTCGGAAGCCACGGCGAAAAGGCGAGCCAAGGTTTCATCGGTCCAGATGTTTTCGTTGCGATCGACGCTGTAAATGCGCCCGCCGCGTTCCGCCTGATTTATCGAGATCCGTCCGCGGTCTTTTGCAAACGACAGAATGCGTGCAAGCACCATCCATGCGAAGTCGGCGCTGCGAGGCTTGTCAGCCATGCCATCACGCCACTCCTTGAACTTGCCTCGCGCTCGCTTGTCCTGGATCGCTACGAGGCTCATCGTGCCGAAAGCATCGCGCACCTTGTCGATGTAGCGGCTGTATTCCTTCTGCGACTTCGGAGAGAGGCCGGTAAAGTCCGTCGACGATTTGTACTCGGTGATCAGCCGGTTCATGTTGTCGGTCTGGTCGACGAAGCGATCCTTCGTAGCCTCGACAAACGCTCGCATAAGCAGCGGATCGCCGGGCTGAAGCGGACGGCCCGCCCTGTCTTTCAACAGCGGTCCGCCGCGCCAGGCGTAGCAGTATGTGATGGTCTTGCCGCTGGCGAGCCGCTTCTTGACCCTAGCTAGACCCTTGAGCTTTTCGCGCATTCTGCTCGCGCTCCCATCGTTCGAATTCATCCTCGGTATTGTCATTCGCGGGGAGAAGCCCGCTTATCTCGTCGAGTTTAGCGTCAATCGCTCGCTTGTCCCACTTGCGAGTGCCGGCAATAGCTGCCGGCATCTTGTGGGTCGACACCCACAGCGAAAACGTTGACTGCCCTATGCCGAGATAGGCGGCGGATTCTCTTCTGCCCATGAGGCGAGGGGTGTTGTCATTTGCTGGTGACATGGCTGGCCTCCTGCTTCGCGGGTGCTGCGGGATCAACTGACGATCGTATGTCGTTGATAAGCGCGATTTCTTCGTCACAGCTATCGTGGCTGATGTCGTAGTTCTCAATGATATCGAGGAGCTGTTGGCACCACCAACGCAGCGTTACGGGGTTGCTTTCCAACCCCGCCACGTCCTGCACCTGTGCGGAGAGGGCGGAGTAGACCGCTGTTTCCGATATCTCGAATTCTTCGATATCATCATCAGATATGTTTTTCTTGGTGTATGAGAAGTCCACTTTGCGCTGTGGACTCCTGCCGTCGAAATAGCACACGGTGCTTTCGTAGACGTAGCCGTAGGGCTTCACCGGCTCCGCAGCGGACAGGGCGGCTTCGAGGGCTTCTCGTGCGTAACTGCGCCAGAATTCCCGCCTATTTTTTGAGAGAGCTTCCCACATACCCTCATCGCCATGCGAAAACATGGCAGCTGCTGCCCGCTCAATCATCTCATCAGTTACCATGGTGTTCGCCTCCCGTGCTGGCGAGGGCGGTGCGGGCGGTGTTGATAGCTTCCGTCATGAAACCATCGGGCGGAAACCTGCGTCGGGACAGTGGCGTGTCGTAGCAGCCCATGACGTTCTGGAGAGCTTCACGCAGCCGCTTCACATCGGCCTCTGCTGCCTCGGCGCGGGCGATTGCCTCATTGCCCCAGCATTTGTCATCAAACGGTCCTTCAGAGCCGACGAGAAGCAAAGCATCATCGCCGCAGCGCCCGTTCGTGCTGATCTCGATTTCTTTGGTGACGCCGGGCATCCAGTAGGCAAGCGCATTCTGAAGCTTCTGGCGATGTGACGCTTCGTGCGATAGATCGCGCTTCAGTTCCTCGTTCTCGCGCTGCAAGCTTTCGACGGTGGACGCAGAATTACGCATCAGATCGATGGCGTCGTAAAGAACTCGGTGCGGCTTGTCGGCCCAGTTATAGGCGTGGAACGTGTCGCCGTATTGCTCTCCCTGGATGGCCGCGAACATGGCATCAGCTTCGTATCGCAAGCGATCCGGAGTCACGCCTTCCAGCGCCTTCTTGATCTCTTCCACGCTCATCTTCTCCTCCCATTATCATTCGCCGCGACGAGCTCACGCAGCTTGGAGGCGATGACGCGATTGCGGCTATCCTTCCTGCGTTCGTGCCACTTGGCGACAGCGACGAGAACGACCGTCGGTGCGGTTCCGGATGAAAGGTTGGCTACGACTTCAAGACCGTCGCCGGCGTATGGAGCAGGGGTGTAGGTAGTGTCGCGTCTTCTCGACATGTTTGTCTCCTCAAGTGGTGTTTGGTGGTGGTTAGGACGCTTGGCGGTCGTCCATCATCTTGCGTGTTTCGAACATCGGGTGAGTGGCGTTCGGAAAGTCCTGCTTCCAATACCGCTGGCCGATCGGGTCGTAGATTTGCTCCTTGCAGTCCTCGCAGTACCAAGAAAGGGAGCCGTGGTTATACCAGTTGGCTGGGGCGCATTGGCATCTACGCCGGTTGCAGCTGCCTCCCTCTTTGCCTTTGTCGGCCTTATCCGGACCGCTGTAGTCGCCATATGCCATGCCGGCCTCCCTCAATAACCCCAGATCAGCACTGCGGTGATGAAAAGAGACAAAGCCAGAAAACTGGCTAAGTCCTTCATCAGGTCGGCGTGCTGGGTAAGGATGATCTGCTGGACGGTCGGCTTCTCGACGGCAGCCGCGCTCATTCGCCGGCCTCCAGCGCCTCGACACGGCCGACGCGAACAAACACCTCAAAGGTGCCGCCATGCTCTTTGTGCAGGCGCGCGGCTTCAACCAGCGCAGAATCGTAGGAGGGATGCTCAAAGGGCCACATGCACGGACGGATGCGTCCAGTGCTGTCGCCACGGCGGAATACGAAGTGGCCGCCGCCGACTTCCTCGCCGTTGCGCGGCTTCTTGGGGAAGCGGCGCATGTATTCGTATTTCGTCTTGGGCTTGCCGTGCTTCTTAGCCTTGTGGTCCGGGCGCTTCATAGGCTCGTCGGACTGGGCAACAGCACCGTGTGCGGCAATCGCGATATCGTCGAACTCTTCGGGACGCGGTCTGTACATAGTGTATCTCCTCTTGTGGTGACCAGCTTGGTTTGCTGGGTACAAGAGGAGATATAGAACGATACCGGTGCGTCGTCAACCGTTAAAACGGTAAACCGTTATTTCTGCGCGTAGTCGATTTTGTGGATCGAGACGACGTCGTCGCGCGGGTATTTGATTTCCATCGGGGGGTTGAACTGGCACACCACCAAAAAGCTTGGCTCCCATCGTACAAACTCTTTGATGAAGCCGCGAGGAACGCCGTCCTCTTCGTTCGGTGCCAGCTGCACGATAACGTCATCGCCGCGCGCGATTGGCTTTGGCGGATTGGTCCATACCGTCTCGCCTGGCTTGTAACGCGGATACATGCTCTCGCCGTCTACATAAGATGCATATGCCTCGGCGACGCCCGCCAGGTGAGGCGGCCTCCATTCCCAGCCCATGATCTGCCCGTTGAACTCAAACTCACCGTCCGACCCTCCCTTCGACCTGCCTAGAACAGGCACGTCACGCTCCCCGGACGGCGGTTTAGGAGCGGCAATGATACTACCGGTATTAATGATAGGGGCAGTTGCCTGACGCAACGCGGGAATCATGCGCTCGGTCTTTTCCGACTCGGTCGTCGCCTCAGCCATAAGGTCGAGAAACTCCGATTCGCGCAGACCAAGAGACCCGGCAAGCTTCTGCCAGTTGCGCATCATAGATATCTTACCTTTCTCCCAATCGGAGACGGTTGTCTGTTGCGCACCAAAAAGGTTGCCGAACGCCTTCTGCGTTAAGCCCATTTCCTTGCGCTTAGACCTTATGATGTCGCTCAACTTTGCCATGCGCACCGGTATAACGGAAAAATATCAAAAAATAAAACCGGTTTAGAGTTGACACTAAACCGGTAAAACGGTAGAACCAAAATCAACAGCGGCCAAACAAGAAGCCGACAGGGCAACAGACCCCAAGACGAACCTGCAGCATGAAAGGGAATGCGCATGTTTAAGGATTGCGAAAGAAGACGATCGACGACCCAAGCGCTGATCGGCATGAGCGCCATGACGGCGAGAAGAAGATGGGAGCATGAAGCTCCCGACCGCAGAAGAAGATGGCGGCCAGTGACCGGGCCGCCTTAAACGCCAGCAACCAACTGGCGATAACAAAACCACTAATGCCAGAAGGGGAGACGACTATGAGAGAGACCGCAAACAATGACTTCGAAAAATTAGCGCCGGTGGAGCATGAAGCTCTGCCGGCGTTGTCGTGCATGCAGCAAAAAACGAAAAGGGGCGTAATGAGCCGGCACCACCCGTAACTCCGCCCCTTCTCCGTACTAACACGCCGAGGAGACCTTCGCCGTAAGGCGGGATCAAAGCGCGTATTCCATATCCGCCACCACAGCGGACAACCAATCTCCTACACAAATTTGTAGGAATTGTCAAGCGGAATTACGAGCCACCACCTCGCTATGCCGCAACCACTCGCTCCGAAAGGACGATGACATGAACAGCTTCAACGTTTTTGACTTCAAGCTGCGATCCGTCGTAGCGGCTAAGCTGAACGGCGCCGTTGCTCATTCCTTCGAACCGCCCAATCCAGGCGAAACCGCCCGAATGTGCCAGAACGTCGTCACCGGCGGCGGGCCAGCGGGAAGGGTCGAGCCACGCCTTTACGCCGACGTGGAAGACTGGCTCCATCACTTTCGTGTCGATGATGATCGCGTACCTGCCTTCAGGAATACGTTTGCGGCCGTCGTTGATTGGTTCGAATTTGAATTTGCCAGCTTTGCGGTCAGATATCTTGCCGTAGGTGCGGGCGACCGTAATCGGCGTGACGGACGGGGCGGTTTCGGCCGCCTCGCGAGCCATCTCCGCCACTTCTTCTTCGGAGACGCCGAGGAAGGCGGCAATCGCCGGGAATTGTCTTGGTCTCGGTATGACGCCAGCTTTCCAGGTGCTGAAGGTCTGCTGGGGCACGCCTAATTCTTCGTAGACAGCGCGATCTTTTACGGCTCTCCGCTTCTGTTCTTTCAGTATCGACTGGAGGAGGCGCGACTTAACTTCAGGCATGCATCCACTTTCGTGAAATCTTGACAAATTTGTAAAAATAGTTTAGTTTCATAACCCTGCTGCTTTGTCAACCACAAGGCGGCCACCACCCAGAGGAGACGACAATGAACCGCATTGCAATCGCAATGGCGCTAGCGGCTTCTGTTGCGCTAACGGCTTGCTCCGACGACGCGCAGATTGCCTCGCAGAACCTGTCGAAGGCAGCCGATAATTTTGAAGTCAGCCGCCGCATCATTTTCTACAACGGTATCACCGACACTTACATGCTGACCATCGAAGGCTTGTGCAGCATCTCTGTCGGCGAACGTAAGCTTGACGTTACCTGCAAGACCGGGCCCGGACAGTACAAGAAGCACTTTCTCGGTCTTTCCGACAACGTCACGTTCTTCGCCGAGCAGTTGGAAGGCAAGTCGGTTAGCGCGTACCACTACCGCGTCACCTTCAAGCCTCAGTCCATCATTCCAGACGTCAACTTCCGCGGCGACGGTAAGGAAATCACCGCAAATTAATAACGGCTACCAACCGTTCACCACCACCCAGAGGAGACGACATGACGCTTATCACCAGCACTATGCTGGCGGATATGCACGCGCGCCGTGAAAACGGTGAGAGCGTCGCAGATATTGCCGCCAGATACAACGTCAAGCCAATGGCAGCATACCAGCGGCTTCGGCGCACATACGGCTTACACAAGCAGCGCGCATTCATCCCAGCCAATGACAACAATCCCGACCGCACTACGCACCTGGCGCCGCACAACGGCGGTTGCTCCACGCTTTCCGGCCTTATGCCGGTTTCGCTCCCGCGCGTTCTTGCCGCCGCAAACGACAATGCTGAAGATCTGACGGCGGGGCAGGCGGTCAACGACTACGCGCTGCGTAGTGAGCGGGTGGCGGCATGACCTGCGACTGCGAGTTCTTCAATTTCGGCGATCCGGTCCGCAACCGGCAAAACCCGCATCTAACTGGCGTTGTCATCGGCGATCGCAACTGGGGCAGCGAGTACCAGGTGCGCCTTGCCGACGGCGCCTCGACGATCTGGTGGCACGGATTCGAGATCGAGCACGATCCGGACGGCGAGCCGCCGGCAAAGGAGGATGACGACACCAACGTCGTCAAGGTCGACTTCACACAACGGCGCGCCATGACCGCCGAAACAACAACGGAAGGAGCAGCGTGATGGGTGCGCAGAGATTTAAGGTGGGTGACTGGGTGCGCCGTGTACAGCCAAGCGACTGGCCCGAGCAATACGGCGTGGTCGATCGCATCTACAAGGTGCTGGAAGTGTCTAAACATGGCCATATCGTTGTAATCGCTGGATCAACTGCAGCGATGCATGGCGCATTCGAACCTTGGCAGCCGCGCGTCGGCGAGCGGGTGAAGGTCAATTATCCGGGATGGGAAGGCGAGGGCGACGTAACTGCCGAGTACGCGCACGGGATCACATTGGTTACCCTAAGATCGGGAAAATGCTCTGGTGAGGAAGGAGGGTTCGTTCTGCGCGACATCGAGCCCATCACGACGGCCACCACTCCAGAACAGCCCGCCGCCCTCAAGATCGAGGCAGGCAAGTTCTACAAGACGCGCGATGGCCGAAAGGTCGGGCCTGCCTTCATTTCTGGGAACATTGCAACATTCGGCAGCACAGGCAATTATGCCAGTGCTGTTTGGTCCGACGACGGTCGATCGTCGAGCCGAGACGATAAGTTGAGTCTGAAAGATAACGACATCATCGCCGAATGGATCGACGAGCCCGTGGCGAAACCGAGCAACGACAACGCGCAGCCGAGGTTCAAGGTCGGTGATCGGGTGAAGTGCCTGAAGAGCTATCCAGGGCAGTTCACTGCCGGAAAGGAATATGTCGTCTCTGCCGATCACTTTGGCCGCAAATATGAGAGCGTGAAGGTCAAGTTCGATGATGCGGGATCAACCGAGAACGGCTGGCTACCCGAGTTCTTCGAGCTTGCGGCACCCACCACCGCCATCGTCGCCCTCATCGAAAACGGCCAGCCAAAGCCGTCATCGACGCCGCACGTACACGCGTCCACCGTCGCAGCCGAGAAGGAAGCCAAACGCCTTGCCGCGAAATACAAAGGCAAGCAGTTCGGCGTGTTCACGCTGAACACGACCCACGAAGAAGCCGCGCCGGTCTATGGTCACAAGTGGCAGAACATGGCTGCGCTGGGCCTCAAGATCGATGCGATCAAGGAGTTGCGCGCCGTTGCGGGTCTTGACCCCTTGTCAGCAAAGCGGGCCGTCGAGGCCTTCGAGCAGGCAGCCTAACCAGCGCTAGCGGCTGGCCACCAACCAGCCGCACTTCACCACATCATTGAGGAGACAACTATGAAGGATGCTTTCGCAATCCTTGGCGCGACGCTCATCGCGCTTGTGCCGCTCAGCGCTGTCATCGCCGCAGTCGCAGCTTGGGTGACGCACGTCTCCTACCGCATTTGGCAAGGGTTACCTCGAGGCGGATAACGACTGGCTGGAATACATGTCTGCCATTCGCGCCTTGTCTCGCGCAGGCGTCCACGTCGTTCAGATCCTGCACAGCAAGGTGAAGTCGTTCAACGACCCTCTCGTCGATGCCTACGATCGGTACAGGCCAAAGCTGCAGGACCGCGCCACAGACATCATCATGGAAAAGAGCGACGCGCTCCTGTTCATGAGCAAGCGAACGTCGGTCAAGCAGGTCGATAAAGGTTTTGGCAAGAAGGAAGCAAAGGCCGAGGGCATGTCGGGCTCTGAACGCGTCCGCGCGACGAAATGGAGCGGCGCATCATGGCTGCGTGCATCCACTACAAGCTGAAGCCTGCCGACCTCGAGGGGCATCTGTACCTCGACAGCGGTCGCGAGCAGGAGCTGTGTGTCGCCATCGAAGACAAGAAGGCTGGCGTGCGCATCCAGCAGCCGATCGTCGAAGCTGTGGTTGAGCAGATCGAGCGCAACGGCATTGACGTTATGATTGTCGACCCGTTCGTGTCCACGCACGGCGTGAACGAAAACGACAACGGCGCAATCGACAAAGTGGCGAAGCTCTGGGCGCAGATTGCCGACTACACCAATTGCTCGATCGACATCGTGCATCATCTTCGCAAAGTGGCCGACCGGGAGGCAACCGTCGAAGATGCACGTGGGGCCGTGTCACTGATCGGGGCAGCGCGTTCGGTGCGCGTTCTCAACCGCATGTCGGAAGAGCAGGCAGGAGAGGCGGGCATCGATAAGGCTGACCGCTTCGGCTACTTCTACACCACCTACGGCAAGTCGAACCTGACGCCGCTTTCGCACAAGGCGGAGTGGCGCCATCTGGTGTCCACGCCGCTCGGAAACGGGACAGGCCTTGCTCAGCCGCAGGACTTCGCACCGGTCGTCACGGAGTGGCAGTGGCCAAGCGCTGAGGAAGTAGCGGGAGACCTGACGGAAGACCAGCGCGCGTCCATCCTGGCGGCTGTGAGCGCGTCCGACTACAAGAAGTCACCGAAGGCCAAGAACTGGGTTGGAGGCGCTGTAGCGTACGCTGTGGGGCTGGATTTGGACGACAACACGCAGCGCAAGCGAGCGGCCAGTCTTGTGACTGCCCTCATGCGTGAAGGTGCTCTGGTCGAGCGGGAGGAGCGGGATCCGGTGCGGCGCGAGTTGGCGGTGTTTGTGAGGGCGGCTTAGGCCGTCCCACAGCTCATCTGTATTCGGGTCCGTGAGAACGTGCGCATCCTTTTGGAATCCCACGCGTTATCCTCGTTCAACGTGAGCGAGGAGGATTTCATGTCCAAGAGAGAGCTAATCGATACCGGCACCGACAAGCGCTACGTCCGTCGCGATGAAAAAGGTCAGTTCAAGGAAAGCGTCGATGTCGGCCGGTCCCTGTCTGCGGACAAACGGCACGAGGCAAAGCATGACGCCAAGCCCGGCGAGGGCGATCGCGGCGACCACAAGAAGCACTGAGGCTGTCTATGCAGGATGAGATCCGTATTGAACTCGAGCAGCTCGCCGATCGGTTTGTCCAGAAAGGCCACACGGCCCCAGATGTCCTTGCCGCAATGAAGCAAGCTCTTGATGAGTTGATGACTTCGTATGAGGAAGATCCCGATCCCTCAGACGATCCGAAGCAGATAGATGAGCCGGCCAACGATTGGCCGGGCGCATGACGGGAACCAAATGCGACGCCGAGAGTTATGTGGCCAGACAGCTTACGCACTGACCACGGATGTACTGGCAGAGGCGATAGCTACAGGAAGGCTGGGGCAGCGATGCACCGGCCTTTTTTGTCTAGCAAATTAGAGTAAAGCTATTTCTCATAAAGTATAATCCTAAGGCGGCCATCGAGCCCAGTACCGACAGAACGATAATAATCTTTGCGGAAAGAGGAATCATATCTTTCCAAAACTCGAATTTTAGCTGCTCATCCATCCATCCTGTTTGAGTCTGAGCAAAGAATTTGTAATGCGCATACCAATCGCTCAAAAATATCTGCTTACTCACGGTGATGGAGTAAAATTCCTTCTCGATTTGCTTAAATTCCGAATGTGACTGCTCCAGATCCGCACCGGCCTTAACGGAACGGTACAGGTCTCTAAGTTTGTTCTGCAGTCCTAGAAGCTGTTTGGCGGTAGGCTCGTAGTCGCTTGCGCGATAAAAGCCCATATACAGCGATGCAACACCAGCGATCAACAATATCGCCGATGGCAATTTTGCCGACAATTCGTCTATGTAAAGCGCGAACGTTCCGACCGCGAACGATATTAACCCAATCCATCCCGGCCCCTTCTCAGCGATATCTAGCGTCGCAAATGTCTTTCTCGCTCCGAAGCCGATGTTGTATCCAGTTTCTGCGATCGTTTTAAGTAGTTCATCCTTGCCCATTTCAATGGTTCTCTTCAGTAATCGGAACGTGTATGCGGTCCTTTGCGATGACGACGCCGTTTTGTACTGCGTAGCAGTCGACGACATGCTCACCACGAAACGATGAGTGCTCAACTTTAGTTTGTGTGCCGAGCTCAATCTGCCCCCGCACCATATCCCTACGGATAGCTTCAGAACCCCGATTCAGCACCTTCCAGTAGATTTTGAAATCGCCCTTTATGTTGTGTGAATTTATAAAAAATCTGAGATTTTTCTCCTTTTGAATAAACCTGCTAAGGCGCGTTGCCCGGCTCGCTCTCATCAAAAAGCTCCTGAATCCAGTTTGAGAAACTTCACACTCGATACGGATCGCGTTACGTATGTCGACGGGGAATAGGTCTTCGATGTGCTGCTCGTTTCGAGACGGATTGACAAAACCGGCTTTGGCGAGAGTGCTTTCATCAACAACAGATTTCGCGACGGGGAAGGCCCTTCCGAGGAGAGCTCGCCAGTAGTTATTCGCGGACGCACTCTCACCGGAAGACAGAGCATTTTGCGCAATCGCAAGGGCCTTCGCCGCTTTCCTCTGAAACTTCTTATGGACTTTCACATGCTGACCGCTGCCCAGCGCAGAATACCTTTCCTGGTCCTGTTGGTTGCTCAGAAATTCAAGAAATCCAGCGATCATATTTCCGCATCCACCAAAATGCGTTTCGTCAAATTCGTCCGTCGTTCTCAAGTAATTGTATGCAAGGGTATCAATTAGCAGACCCCCCATAGCGACGCCGTGCTTGTTCTTCCAAGCTCTAGCGAGTTTTGCTAGCCGCCTCAGGTTGCCATTTTTCTCTTCATCGACATCTGAGGTTGCCTGAAGCTCCGGACGTGGTTTCGTTGTCCGCCAGGTCCCACCGTTCCGTGTATAAGGGTAGAGGAAGTGTCCATTGCCATCATTGAAGACTGGCTGGACTTCAATTTTGAAATTAGTGTACTCAACAACCACTACCAAAGTGTCCGGATAGACCGTAGTGCGCGGATAGCGGCTTATGATTGCGTCAGCGGCCCGTCTAAGCAACTTGTACTGGCCTCCATCCTTGTAATCATCCCAAGCGCTAGCCGGCATGATATAGAGCATATCCAGATCAGATATGCCCCTTATGGCGGTGCGTCTACCATACGAGCCGACTTGGAGATTGTTGGCCACACGATTATCGGTGCCCCTGAATTCAAGGTTTAGCGCTCGTGTAACCTCGCCATACCGTAGTGAAATGGTATCGGAGTTGTTGATAGAGATGTTCTGGAAAAACTCCGCAAAGTCAGTCGATGTACTAATTTCTACTCTCCCTAAAATTGATTTAGGGCACTATAATTAAACTTTTAAAGTTAGTCGCCAAGGTGCTAGGTAGAGTTGTGCACAACTAGTAATGGGTTGTTAAGTTGAGTTTGCGAGACGGAATCATTTGCAACTCGCTTACTCTGAACTACAACTTCTAATACCGCCCGGATAGCGCATTTTTTATCCGTGCACTCACTGTGCACATCCGTGCGTTCACACCTGCACAGCTCTGCCCGGTTGGTGCACGTTTAGGGGTATATATATTTTTAAATATATACCCTACTCGTGCAACCGTGCAGGGCGGTGTGCTGGCTGCACGGTTATTGAGGTTTTTTATTCGGGCAACGTGCACCGGGCAGAAGGGCAGTCCGATTGCAACCTGATGCTCACCCAAAAATATTTCTCCAAATCCACTAACCGTTTTCGCTCCTCTCTCGGAAAGTATGTGTGTCGCCACCACGACAACACCACACGAGGAGACGCCCATGGGCAGAGCCACAAGCCAAACCACCCGCATCAATGGCAAGCGCGTCGTCATCCGTACTTCGGACAACGGCACGGTGAAGGTAGCCGATGCACCCATCAAGGAAAGCGAAGGGCAGGCGGCCCAGGTTCGAGCACTCCGGTCGCTGCCGGAGTACGGACGTCAGTTCCTGCTTGCTGGCGACATGAACAGCGCCAAGCGCGGGCCACGTGCCCAAGCCGACGCGATCGCGACCGGCATGGCGCCGGGCGAAGCTGATCTGCGGATCTACCTCAAGGGCGGCCGGCTGCGGATGATCGAAAACAAGGTCGGCAAAGGCAGACTGTCGCCGGCTCAGGTTGAGCGGCATGCGTCGCTGGCGCGGCTCGGCCATCCGGTCGAGGTGGTGCGGTTCACGTCCACAGCAGAAGCGGCCAGCAAGGTCGTGGCGCTGGTCAAAGGATGGCTGGCCGACAACGACAATCACCCAACGTAAGCGCAGCAGCAGTAACACCACAGGGGAGACGATATGGCCAGACATGGATCACTTGCAGAGCAGTTGGCGGCGGTGCGACGCTTCGCCACCGAGCCGGACCATCAGCCCGAGCCGCTACAGACAAATTGGTCTGTCGTTCCAGCCAACGACAACAACCCGGACGAAATCGAAGACCTGAAGCACGATCGCAAAAGGCTGGTCACCCCATCGGTCGCCGAGATCATGAAGAACGTGGCAACAGGCGAGGTTGAGCGCAACGAAGCGGGGCAGGTGGTACGTATCGGAAAGCTGCGGTTCAGCGATGGCACACAGACGGAGAAAGCGCACCGTCTCACCATCGACGGTGGCGTCGAGGAGTACGAGGCAACGATGCCGGCCGGTGCCATGCTTGGATCTCGCGACAAGGTGGACGTTGCGTTAGGCGGAGACGATAATCCGCAAGAGGTCACCGACAGCAACCAATACTTCGCCGACAGCCGATTAGGCTGCTGGACTTCCAGGTGGCCTTCATCCTGTCCGTTTACGACAACCCGGATGGCTCGTCGCGAGCGTATTTGTCGATCGCGCGTAAGAACTCCAAGACGGCCACCATCGCCTGCCTTTTGCTCGGCCACGTGATTGGCCCTGAGGCGTTCCCGAACAGCCGCATCATGTCGGGTGCGCGTTCTCGCGACCAGGCGGCGGAAGTCTTCAACTACGCCAGCAAGATGCTGATGATGTCGCCGCGCCTGAAAGGGCTGTATCGCATCGTCCCATCCGGCAAGATGATTGTCGGCCTTCGCAAGAACGTTGTTTACCGCGCCAGCTCGGCGGAAGCCAAGAGCGCGCACGGTGGTTCGCCTCTGGTTGCCATCCTTGACGAGGTCGGCCAGATCAAAGGTCCGCACGACGACTTCGTCGAAGCGATCGTGACGTCGCAAGGCGCCTACGGCGATAAGGCGATGATCTTCGCCATATCAACGCAGGCAGCGACTGACGGCGACCTCTTTTCGCGATGGCTGGACGATGCCGAGACATCAAAAGCACCACGAACGGTTTCGCACCTCTACTCGGCTCCGGCTGATTGCGACGTCCTCGACGAGGAAGCGTGGAAAGCCGCGAACCCCGCGCTTGGCAAGTTCAAGTCGGTGTCGTCAGACCACCTACAGGCTTCAGCTTCAGGGTGGATCGTCCCTAAAGTTCAAGTCGAACAAGATCATTGCAATGGTCCTCAAGAGGTAATCATGACAACCGGCAACACAATGCAGGTCGACGCGCTCGTCGCCCTGCAAGAAGCGGAAGTGCGCGAAGGCTTCCTTAAGCAGCGGACTTTGCTGCTCGGGCAACACCTCGCCATGCAGAAGCAGGAAAACCAGATACTCCTCGACAAGATCAACGGACTTGAAGCCGATCTGCGCCTTGCACGCGGTGAAGGTGACACCGGTAAGGGAGCATCCGAATAATGGCTAACACCACATGGTACGGCGACGGTACGGCAACTGTCGCTGTAGGCTCTCGCACTGTGACCGGCACGGATACCGGCTGGCTGACGGAAGTTGCTGGTCTGACCCCGATCAAGGTCGGTGACAAGTTCGGCATCCACGTTGGCCGCCCGATCGTCATCGAGCAGATCATCAGCGACACAGAACTGTTGCTTGCCGATGATTGGCCCGGTCCCGCGCAGACGGACGCGCCCTACAAGGTCGAACTGACCTCGCCAACGATTGCCGCGGTTGAGGCTATGCGCCGGCTACTGGCTTCGTTGTCGAATGGCAACCTCGACAGCCTGTCTGAAATCTCGGTCGGCACGGATGACATTCCGATTGGTATTGGACCGGGCGTCTTCGGGACGATCAACAAGGCGGCGCTGGTTCAAGGCGTCCAGTATGACACTTGGGTGGCGAACCTTGCGGGCAGGGCTGCTTACAATGGCGCTGCCGCTGGCTTCTCCGTTCTCGTCATCGATATCGGTGATGGTCGGTCGGCGCTCTACTTCAAAAACTCCGCAACGTCGGGTGACTGGAGTGCGCCGTCTTATGTGACTGGTCCTGTCGGTCCTGCCGGCGTCAATCAGCGCGGCAACTACAGCGCGGGCACAGCTTACGCGATCCGCGATATCGTGCAGTACGGCGGATCGACGTGGATCGCCAAGGTAGCGACAACCGGCAACGCGCCACCGACGCTTCCAACAACCGAGAACACGCAGTGGCTTCTATTCGCTCGTTCTGGCACTCCTGGCGTCGTGGAGCGCGGCACATATAGCGGTGCTACGGCTTATGCTGCGAATGACATCGTTCTCAACAACGGGTCGACGTGGCTTGCGCTCCAGCCGACTACGGGCAACGCGCCGCCGGTATTGCCCGCGGAAAGCAACGCTTACTGGCGACTGCTGGCGCGCAAGGGGACGGATGGATCGGGGACTGGTGACTTCGTAGGACCGGCTGGCGGTGTCGCGTCTGGCGATATCGTCGCGTTCGCTGACACCACGGGTAAGGCAGGCAGGAAGGCCACACAGAGCGAGTTGAAAGCGGCTATCGGCGGCCTGCCGATCCGCGGCTACATCTCGCCCGGTTTCAATCTCGCCAACAACGTAACCGACGCGACCAATGACATCGATTTCCCTGCCGGTGTCGTTGCGAGCGAAGTGGCCAACCCGATCCTTATGACGCACTCGGCTGGCACTGCTCAGCTCGATGTCGCATATGGCACGGGCAATGGCGGCCGGTTCGACAGCGCAATTTCGGACGGCACATGGCACTGCTTCGTTATCAGCGACGGGACCACGACATCTCGCGGTTTCTCCAAGTCGCTCGATCCGACGACGCAGCCGAATTATCCAGCCGGGTTCTCTCATTACCGCCGCGTTGCTTCATGGCTTAGGATATCGGGCGCATTTTATCCAATGATACAGGATGAGGATGATTTCACCTTCTTGGATATTATCTTGGAAAGGCAGAGCCAATCCGCGCAGGCTGACACGCTCCTGACGATAAGTTGCCCACTTGGGATTGTTACACGACCAAAGCTTAGGTCTTACCAGTCACATAATGCTGCCGGAAACATACAAACAAGGGTTTCGACACCCGGAACGGTTTTGGTGACTGTTGTTTACACTTCGTTGTCTGGAGAGAGAAATAGCTCACTCATCGATGGGGGGGTCATGTCATACACATCGTCACGTATTCGATTTTCGGTGACGATCAGTTCCGGGACGCTGACCGACAACACCCTTCATACGCTTGGTTGGACTGATTCGAGAGGTAAGGCATGATGGTTTATGTTCATCGTGATGCAGATAACAAAATCAACGGCGTTTACTCCAATTTTCAACCGGGTATTGCCGAAGAAGAAATGTCGGATGACAATCCGGAAGTCATCGCCTTCCTCAACCCGGTCACCATCACCGACTACGAAGACGCCATCCAGAACCTTGTCGACAGCACCGCACGCGAACGGCAGTTCCGCGACGGCGTGACGCTGGCATCCTATATCGGATCGACAATTCCGAAATGGGCGGCTGAGGCTATGGCTTTCGTCGCGTGGCGCGATAACGTCTGGCGGTATTCCTACGGCGAACTTGCAAAGGTTCAGGCCGGTCAGCGCGAGCAGCCAACTGTGGAGCGGTTCCTTACGGAAATCGCTCCCATCGCTTGGCCGGCTGTTTAGACCGGCCCAGCAGCGCGTATCGTGTCAATCAACCCGGCGACCATACAACTGACCATCGCGCGGCAGGCGCGGGCGATAGCGATAATCACCTCTTCCTTCCCGCCGATCGCGCCATTCTCTGTGATGGCGCCAGTTTCGGCGGTCGTAATCTCGGTAATACCTGTCTCGATCATATGAGCGATAATAGACGCCCGACGAATAATACCCGCCAGAGCGATATCCGCTATCATCGACGCATCCGCTGAGAATTCCGACTGATAGGAGCGCTATTGCTGCGGTCAAAAGCTTCATGATGTTGCCTCCTGTGACGCATTCAAACGTACGCCTGTGACTTAGGTTCCATGAACACGAGAATGCTTAGCTAGACCTGAACCGTCAGTGAATGATCCTGATACCGGTAGCGAGACTCGGCACCCACAACGCACAATACAAAAAGAGGCCCGACGCTCCGCCAAGCGCCGAGGCCTCCGTGCCTCTGCCTGTTTATGAGCGCGGCACTTCTCCCATATCTGCAAGTCTCGGCTGTATCAATAGCAGCAAAAGACCCGCGCAGCGGGGGGATGCGTGCGCGGGTCTTTAGGCCATGGAGTTGGGGACATGGCGACGGCTTTAACGCCATGGCCGCCTTAATGTTCCCAGCGACCCCTTAAAAAGGAAAATCAATGCCAATCACCAAAATCTCCACACAGGGGAGGGCTTTCGTGCGCCTGCATGAGGGCAATCCTCTCACCGCCTATCTCGATCCTGTCGGGGTGCCGACAATCGGAACCGGATTCACGATGCGCAGCGATTCCGTGCGCAGCGAGCTGGCCAAAATCGGCATCACGAAGCTCGTTCCAGGCAAGACGAAAATCACGGCCGCCCAGAGCGATGCCATCCTCGATGCCGTGCTTGCCGCTGAATACGTGCCCGCTGTTGTTGCCGGCTCTCCCGCCGACCGCAAGCAGCACGAACTCGACGCGGCCGCTTCTGTCACGTTCAATCTCGGCGTTGGCGCCATGAACTGGACGTGGGCCGACTACTGGCGCAGAGGGCAGATAAAGAAGGCCGCCGCTCATCTCGCGGCCAATTACAACACGGCCAAAGGCAAGAAACTGCCGGGCCTCGTGCGGCGCCGCAAGGAAGAGGCTCTGCTCTTCGAGAAGGGCATATACACCGGCGTAGCGAGCGCTACTAAGGAGGCGACCGCTGAGCCGCCCGCCCAACCTGATCCTGTTGTTAAAGAAGCGCAGGAGCTGCTGACGGCGGCTGGCCTCAATCCCGGCGCGATCGACGGATGGATGGGCGAGAAGACCAAGGCCGCGGTGATTGCCTACCAGAAGGCCCACCCGCACCTGATCGCCGACGGCATCATTGGTCCTGCTACACTCGCACAACTTCGGCGCGACGCCTCGGCTGCAAGGGAAGCCGTAACGAAGGGCGTTGGCTCAGCTGCCAGCTCAGGCCTGCTCGCTTTCGTGGCTGGCCTTCCTTGGGGGTGGATCGTCGCCGGTGTCGCTGTTGCTGCTGTTGCCTATGTCGCCTATCGCAATCGCGATGTCATCGCTCGCCGCTGGAATAGCTGGCGCGGCAAGGAGGTGGTGGTGTGATCCTCTTGTGGGCGAAACTCAAAGGGTACGTAGTCGCAATCGGTACGGCGCTCGCGATCCTCGCGGGCGTCTTTTGGTATGGCCAGAGGGCAGGGCGCTCCGCGGCGAAAGACGAACAGGCCGCAGCGAATGCCAAGGCCATCAAGAAGGCCGGGGATGTCGAAAATGAAATCAGGAATCTGGATAACGCTGGCGTTGATGACGCTCTTGGCAAGTGGATGCGCGACAAGCGGTAGCTACTGCGACATCGCGCGTCCTGTGCGTCCTTCTATCGATGACCAGATGACGCCGGAAACGAAGCGGCAAATTCTCACTGAAAACGAGAAGCTGCAGAAGCTGTGCGGGGTGAAGCCATGACCGGCGCTGAGATCATGGGAGCCGTCGGGTTCTTTGTACTGGTGTTCGGTTTTATCTTCGGTCTGTGGAAATACGTTGATGCGAAGATCGGCGTGGCAAAGACGGAGGCATCCGCAGCGGCGTCTGCGGCCTCGGCGATGGCATCTCTGGCGAGGGAAGAGCTAGCGGCGCACCGCCTCCATGTAGCTGAAACGTACGTTTCCAAGTCCGGTCTTCGGGAGCAGACAGAGCAAATCATGGGAGCGATTGGAGCCGTGAAGGATGCGGTCGACAAGATGACGATGCGTGTCGATCGGATTGTCGAAAACCAGTCGAAGCCGCGGACGACGCGAAACCCGTAAAACAGTATTTCAAAGAGCTGCTGTTAGAGCGTAAAGTAAAAGGCCTGCCCACCACTGGAGGTAGCGAGCAGGCCTGTATGCGCCCCCCCCACAGGAGCCAATACATACAAACACTACCTTTTCGCGAAATCAAGGTGGATGGTCGGGATTTTTAACTTGATGGGAGGTAGACGTGCCCGTCCTCCTCGACCCAGGGCCGGGCCGAGGAGGGTGACTGGGATCACTAGCGAAAGCCTCTCGGCTGTGGATCTTCGCCAGAACATCAAGGCCGATAATACAATCTTTTGATGTGGCTGTCTCGCAAATTCTTTAAACAAAAACCCCGGCATTTCTGCCGGGGTTTCCATCACTGAAAAATCAGATCAGATTAGAACGAGCGCTGAAGGCGAACGAAGCCGTTGACTTCTTCCTGGTCGCGATCGTCTTCATCGTAGTAGTTGACGGCGATCTTCGTGGAGAGACCTTCCGTGATCTTGTAGTCAAGCGTTACGCCTGCCTGCCATGCGTCACGGTCAGACCAGTCGTTGGTGATGATGGACGAGCCGATGCCAGCAACCGAGATGGTGTCAGCAACGTTGCCGAAGTACTGAGCGCCGGGGGTGATCGTCAGACGATCAGTTGCCTTGATGGCGTATTCAGCAGCAACTGCCCACTCAGATTCAGCGTAGTAAGCGTTTGCGCCGGAAGCCCAAACACCAGCAAGACCGAGCGTGCCCGGGCCGAGGTCGGCCGTAGCGATCAGGCGGATTGCGCCTTCTTCCTGGTCGGTGTCGTAGCCGCCGATGAGCTGCAGGGAAGCAGCGCCGAGCTTGGCACCGAGGCCGAGAGCGATACCAACGTTGTTGTCGTCTTCATACGAAACCGGGAACACACCGCCAACAGCCGGACCGGTGATCGTAGCGAACTGATCCCAGGTGCCTTCGAGTTCGTCAACCGAGATGCCAGCCCAGAAGGAGCCTGCGTCGTAGGTGTAACGGATCGAGTTGAAGAGAGCGTTCGTGGAGAGAACGTCAGCTTCGCCAGAGAGGCCATCGTCCCACCAGCTGTAGAACTTACCGGCCTTCAGGCCGCCGATTTCGATGAACGCCTGGTCGACGTGCACACCGGAGCCGGTGTCGTTGTTGCCGTCACCGAAGGCGCTGCCAGCGTCAGCGTTGCCGCGGAAGCCGATGAAGCCACGCAGAGCGCCGAGCTCGGTGTCGGTGCGGGTGTCAACTTCGAACTGAGCGCGGGTGAAGGAATCCCAGTCAGACGAGCCGGATTCGTTACGACCGAAGTCGGTCTGGAAACGAACGTAACCGCCGAACTTCAGGCAGGTTTCGGTGCCGGGGATGTAGAAGAAGCCGGTGCCGAAAGCGTCGCAAACGCGAACGTATTCCAGGGGCTCGGGCTCAGCAGCGACGATTGCGTCAGCGGCCTGTGCGCCGGATACTGCTGCGAGAGCCGCAGCGGAGCCGATCAGAAGGCTCTTGATGTTCATGGGTTGACCTCCAGTCAAAGTTTTTATCCACCAACGCAGAAGCCCCGAAACCGGTTGTCCCCGCCTCATTGGCCCTGCGTTGATTCACAAAAGACAGAAAGTCGCCCAATTCCGCAATCCGGATTCGCTGTTTTAGTGTGATTGAATGGAGACGAAGCGCAGAAGGTGTGTCCATTAAGTAACAGAATCTCGTTCGCGCTGTTGAAAACGTTAAGCTCTCATTAGGAAATTCAAGCAGTTCGGCGGAAGTCTGGTCTCGCTGGGAAGGTTCCTGAGGGAATCGGTGGCAATCTGTCTGTGCCGTTTCGCAATAAGAATCACCGCTCATCCATCGAACATTTTGTAAACGGTTCGTCGGTAGGCTGTCCTCATGAAGAAGCCCAAAACCTCCAAGCCTCTTCTGAGGCACGACGAACCCCTCCGCTCTCGGCCGCGGCGTCGTCGGGATCCGGCCCAGCCGGCATTGCCACTGGAGCCAATGCCGGCACGCGTTGAACCCGCCCTTGCGCTACTGAAGCAAAAGCCGCCTTCTGGCGACAAGTGGGGTTGGGAAATCAAGTGGGACGGCTACCGGCTGGCGATCCACGCCGATACCAACGGTGTCAGGATATTGACGCGCGGCGGCTACGATTGGGCGGCGCGCTTTCCCGCCATCGATCAAGCGGCTCGAGCCCTTGGCCCGGCATCATTCATTATCGATGGCGAGGCGGTTGTCCTGGACGAACAAGGGCGTTCTGACTTCAATGCGCTCCAGAATAGCCTGGGTGCCGTTGGCGCGCGCAGCGGCAAGAAAGTGGCCGGGGACGCCATCCTCTATGCATTTGACCTTCTGTATCTCGACGGGCGGGATCTGCGCGAGCTGCCGTATAGAAGCCGCCGGCACCTGCTTGAAGAAATGCTGAACGGCTTCGATGGCGCCATCCGGATATCCGAAGAAGTCGAAACCGACGATCCCGGCTTGATGCTGGAGCATGCTTGTCGCCTCGGGCTGGAAGGCATCATCGGCAAAGATCGAAACAGTCCATACCGGAGCGGTAGAACTGGCGACTGGATCAAGGTGAAATGCGTCCAGTCAGAGCCGTTCATGATCGTAGGCTACGAGCCGTCCATGTCGGCAAGCGGCGGCTTTGCCTCGCTCTTGCTGGCCGCCTATGAAGGCGACGAGCTGCGCTATGTTGGAAGCGTCGGCACGGGCTTTAAGGAGCGCGCCGCAAACGACCTGCGGCGGATGTTGGATAAACTTCCATGGCGTAGGAAAAAGCCGCCCGTTGCCTATGCCGGCCGGAGAGAGGTCGTTTGGGTTCAACCTACGCTTATTGCAGAGATTGAGTTCCGCCAGATGACGCCGGATCGCAAACTGCGCCATGCTGCCTATAAGGGGTTGAGAGAGCGGCAGGATAACGCGGATGTGTATCGGCTTGATTAATCGTCGCCGGTTTTCGTGTTACCTCGCCCCATGAGCGAATTCAGAATAGAGCCAATAACGATCCTTTGGGGTGATTTCGAAACCCTCGAAACTGTCACTGATCTCGCGCGGGTTCTCCTTCACAAATGGCCAGGCGGCACAGAAGCGCAGGCGTATGTTACCGCTCTGATGGTCTGCTCCGCCGTTCTCGAAAATGGGTTGGATGACCGACCTGAGGATGCGCGTCTCGCTTTTGTCGAAGCGGCTCACGAGGCAGGTCTGTCGGTCAGTCCCGACGACGAAGCGCGAGATTGGTGAGAAATGGTGTTCAGTTGACGAAAGAACCCGCTGGATTAAAGCGAAAACGCAGAATATGGCCATGGCTGCTAGTTTGCATACTAGTTCTTATCATCGTCACCGGTGTATACGCCTATCTGGAAATCACCGCCATGATCCAGGATCTGGGCCGTTTGTGGGACGACCTGGTGCAGTTGTTTTGGTTGATTGTCCCGGACGGCGAGAAATAGAAATTCTGCAAAAAGAAACCCTCCAACGCGGAGGGTTTAGTTGTGCAGCCCGTACAGGCTGCGGGAGTAGCGGACAGGGGGAAGACCATCCAGCTACCCAACCAGCGCAGCACCCATCAGTTCCGAAGTCAGTCTCCTACCACCTTCAAATCCGGCGGCGCGCCTTCTGCCCTAAACGTCCGGATATCGAACTGCTTCATATCTCCGCGCGACGTTAACATCGTCAGCTCCATGATTTCCACGTCGAGGCCGCTCTTGTGGAGGTCCCTGACAGCGTCATTCAGTTGACGTAGAGCCATCGACAGCCGCTGTTTTGCGTCTTTCTGTCGAGTGATGCGGGTGATCATCGGGGCCACTCCTTGAATGGATAATGCTCCCAGCAATGCCAGGATGACTTTTCAACCTTGTTTCGGCTAAAGCCGAAGCCTCCCCATTTACGACAGCCCGGATGCTCGCACCAGTGATTCTCGTGGATGCCGTCGCCGGCCTTGTTGGTCTGGTCGCTCATGCTCACCTCGGCATCTTGGCTATGGTGATTTTCACGTCACCCTTTACGCTGCATCGTTTGCATTTCAGTCGCTTGGCAATTTCGTCCACCGTAGTGTCCGTCTTCGCCGCGCGGTTCAGTTGCCAATGCGGGATATTTGAAACGTGGCCGCAGTAGTTGCACTTGGCAACGACAATCTCCCAGTTTCGAATTTCCTTTACTCTAACGGCCGGCGGCTTCGCTTGTTTCAATGCCTCGATCTGGCTGCCGGATCGCGCGTGGTAATGAAGCATGCATCGGCCGGAATAGCCCTCCATTGGCTTCGCGCATTTGATCACCTCTTGAGAAATGCGCCGCAGCATCGTCGGCATCGATAGGTCGCCAAACTCAATCATGAGCTCGCCCGAGCTTATGAATTTCAGGAGCTCGCATTCCTCGCATATAACGCCTACAGGCTCGCCGCCGTGGTCCGAAAGCAGATAAGCTCCTTCACCTGGCATTTCTGTCGGCGTCCGGCTTCCATCCTCTCGTGAAACCGGTTCCCATCGCTGCGGTCGCCAGCGCAAGCTGTAGCCGCAAGTGCTGGATGTCTTCCATCAGCGTCTCAATCGCGGCACGGCTGTCGCCGTCGTGCCATGCAATGATGTGGTCAACCGGATCGGCTTGCGGTTCTCTCTGATGTGGGCGCAAAGGACTATCCTCTGGTGGTGTCTGCTAATCGTTCAAGCTTCCAGCCGCATGCAGGCGGACTAGCAAAAAGCTTCGCTGCCCGCTGATCCAGCTTTGCTGCGGCGGCAATTTTAGCGTGGGCAAAGGTCGGCGCGCGCACTGTTACGATCCAGCGCCCAGCCTGAAATCTGTACTGTTTCATTGCTTGTGTTTGCATCTTGTGAGACATGATGTTCTTATTATGTTCTCATACTCCAAAGAGTCAATCGGGATTCTGTAGTGGCAGCAAATCTTGACAAATTTGTAAAAACAGTATAGCTTGATTATCGGCGTCACCAGCCGCTCGGCAACCAACCGGGACCACCACATTGGCGCACGTTCGCCAGAAAGAGGGGATAATCATGCTCAGACGATTCCTGCGGCGCATTGTGTCGCCACGCGCATTCCTCGTTGCATTATTTCTCGTCATCGCCGCGACCTCTGCGGCCGCCTATGCGCTACTTCCTCCACCAACACCCGCAGCAACCGAAACGGCCACCGTTAAGATCGTCGTCAACGACGGCCACGGTTCCGGCGTTCATATCGGAGACGGCTTTATCGTCACTGCTGCGCACGTCGTCGGCGATGCGAAAGAAGTCCAGCTAAAGGCTAAAGGCGGCGCTCTTCGCAAGGCCGATGTCCTCTGGGTCAACAGGGCCAATGACATTGCACTGCTGCGCACGTCGTCGGACGGTCTCGGCGTCGCAAAACTGGCCTGCCACTCTGTGAAGGTAGGAGATCCTATCGTTGCTCACGGCAATCCCCTGAAAATCGAATTCGTTGCCGCCTACGGCAAGATCGCCGGCGAGCCACGAGAAACAGGTCCGTGGAAATCGGTCTATGTGACCGACATCACAACTGTGATGGGCCAATCTGGCGGACCCGTCTACGCGGACAACGGCGACCTGATCGGCATTACCGTCGGCGTCATGGCCGCGCCTATTGGCTTCTCTGGCTCGTTGGTTGGCTACGGCTATGTCGTGCCTTCGACTGCGGTCTGTGAGTTGTTGGCGCGTAAGTAAATAATCAGGCCGCCCGCCAAGCGGCCTTCACCACCACATCGAGGAGACTGCATGCCTCTACCCATAGAAGAACTGCGTCGAAGAGCCGACGCCTACCGAGAGCATGGCACGTTGGTTAAAGCAGCCGCCGCCCTTGGCATCGGCAAGTCCGCTCTTGCCGAGAGCATCAAACGCGCCGCCGAAGCTGGCCTTCTTGGCACGGAACCTGTCCTTCCAGGCTTCCGCATTAGCAAGATCAGCAACACACCGAGCGGCACGTTCATCCAGCAGACGCAGGAGCGGGGCGAGAAGTTCGCAGTGCCGACCGGTCACGTAGTCAAAGGCGTGTCTGCGCTCGTCGATGCTGAGGGGCGCGTTATCCAGCAGTGGCAGAAGACGGCGGTTGAGCATTCGCCTGTAGACATCGCTGCCATCCTCAAAGAAGCCTTCCATGACGTTGCGCCTGCCGAGCCAATCTCCGCTCCAGCGCAGGTTTACGATGACCTGCTGACACTGACGCCACTGGCCGACTGGCATATCGGACTCTTCTCGTGGCATCGCGAGACAGACACAAATTGGGACTTAAAGATTGCGGAGAACGTTATTGGCTCGGCAATTGAAGACCTGATTGCGCGCACTCCGCCGTCTGCCAATGCGATTGTCTTGGGTGGCGGTGACTTGCTCCACTCAGACAACAACGAGAACAAGACGGCACGCTCGGGCAACGTTCTGCAGGTCGACGGCAGGTATCAAAAGGTGCTGATGACCGCATGCCGGCTTGTCGTTCGCTCGATCGACGCCAGCCTCAAGCGACATGGGCACGTCACCGTCCGCATCTTGCCTGGCAACCACGATGAGCACGCGTCTGTTGCCGTCGCATACTTCCTGCTTGCCTGGTATCGCAACGAGCCGAGAGTGACCGTCGATGTAGATCCATCGCTGTTCTTCTGGTTCCGTTTCGGAAAGGTGATGATCGGTGCCACGCATGGCCACACGGTCAAGCTCAAGGACATGGCGAGCATCATGGCGCACCGTCGCGCCGAAGACTGGGGCGCAACTCGTCACCGGTTCGTCCACGGATTCCACATCCATCACTCGAGTAAGTTCGCCTCTGAGGGCGGCGGGGTGATTTCAGAATCGCATCAGACGCCAACGCCGCAGGATGCGTGGCACTTTGGCTCGGGCTTCCTGTCTGGCCGGTCGATGCAGTCGATCAGCTACCACAAGGAGTACGGCGAAGTTTCGCGCGTTCGCGTGGCGATGATGGATGCCGCGAATGACAATGAGCCGGCGAGGGCGGTGGCATGATCTCGATGCGTGACATTCCCATCAGTGCAGCGAAGCGTATCGCCGACGACTACGGTTACGATCAAGTCGTTATCTATGCCCGCCGCTGCCACGACAGCCCGGAGCCGCACGGCGAACAAATGACCACGTATGGCAGGACGGTGGAGCATTGCGGCGTGGCAGCCCGCATGGGCGACGTGCTCAGGAAGTTCATGGGCTGGAGCGTCTAATGCGTTGCGCATACTGTGGAAAGAACGGCCACCCTTACACTTGCTGCCCGTCAAATGGCACTGCAGGCAATCTCCGCTGCACGTATTGCGGAGGTCGAGACCACAACTACGAGGCATGCACTAAGCACGCTGGCGGCGGGAAGTTGCCAGGCGCTATCCGCTTAAAATAACCGCCAGCACCAACTGGCGGTCAACCACCACACCACTGAGGAGACATAAATGAATTACGGACAGGCTCTAGAGGCCATAAAGAAAGGCGGCGCAGCGAGACGCGCCGTTGGTAGCGTTGTGCGGCTGGTCGAGCGCGGCACGCCGTTGGCATACATCGAGATCGTTGAGGCTGGCGTCGGGCGAAAGCCTTACGTGCCGTCTGTCGCCGACCAGCTTGCCGAAGATTGGCAGATCGCCATGGCGCCTGTGAAGGAGGTGGCGTGATGGCTATCACCGTCCACAAACAGAACATCGACATTAGCAAGGACATCCAGAGCGACAGCACGGTTCGCCTCAATCTGCCGCCTTGGGCTGAAATTCTCACTGTCGCAGAGCAGGACGTGGGGTCTGGAAGGCTTGCCATCTGGTATCGCTGCAATCCTGGTCTGCCTTCGGATTGCGAGAGAACAATCCACGTTGTCGGCACTGGCCATCCCTGCCCACCGAAGGTGACAGCCAGATACATTTCGACGGTATTACTGCATGGCGGTGCGCTCGTGCTGCACTTTTTCGAGAAGGAGGCCGCTTGATGGGTTCTGTAACGCGAGAACTGGCCATTCAGCAGATGGCGCAGGATGACGACATTTCCACCACGACCTTCGGCCCGCTCGACAAGTACGTGGCCGCCAATGACAACGTGCCGCAGCCGAATGACAAGCTGCGGCGGCTCTTAAAAAGCCATCTGACCAACGACGAAAAAGTCGAACTCGACGACGCAATGTTTGCGGCGCCGATTAAAACCGCGATTGCTAAAGAATGGAATGGCGATGGCCCGAAGGAGTGGGTGGAAGGACACTTGATTCCAGACTGCAGCAACCCTGCATCGCGGGGCGTCTTTGTGCCGTCTGAACCACCCCGCACCGGCGACTTCATGCAAGTTTTCTCCGGTCGCAAGTACTGGCCGATGGACCCGCGCCCGCACGAAGTCCACATCGAGGATATTGCGCACTCCCTCGCCATGCAGGCGCGCTATGCAGGGCACTGCATCAAGTTCTACAGCGTTGCCGAGCACTCAGTCCTGATTGCCCGTCATCTTGCAGCCAAGCACGCGCCGGAGGTGGCTTTGGCTGGCCTTCTGCACGATGCCCCTGAAGCATACTGCGTGGACATTCCGCGCCCACTCAAGCCGTACCTGACGAACTACCGTGCGATCGAGCAAGACAACTGGTTGGCTATCGCGGCACGGTTTCAGCTGGACCTGGAGCTGCCGCGCGAGGTGCATGACGCCGACAACCGCATCATCGCCGACGAGCTTGTCAATCTGCGCGAGATGCCATGGCATGCGCGGTACGCCGGCAAAGAGCTGGGCGTGAAGCTGCGTTACTGGTCTCCGGAGGAAGCGGAGCTTGAGTTTCTGGCTACGTTTGATGCGTTGATGGCGGGGAGGGTGGCTTGAACGGATGGACATTCGCAACTGTGTTTCTGCTGCTATGGGTGGGCACCGTTGATCCGATCAGATCGCAGGTCAGCTGCTACGTCGGCGTGCAGCAAGCCTGCCTTCATCTAGAGAAGGGCTATCGATGACCATCAAGCCCGGCGACGAAGTTGTCTGCATCGACGACACCACCCTTCCGGAGCAATACCTCGGCATTCGTGCCGGGGAGACCTACACAGCAACGTGGGTCGGCATGTGCAGCACGTATCTCGGCGGCGACTATGTCGGCATCAGGCTGGCTGGCGTTAATCGCGGCGTCTGCCCGCAATTCGGTGAAGAAGATCCACCATTTGCGCTGCGCCGGTTCAGGCCGGTGGTGAAGCCGAATGTCGAGGCAGATATGGAGGTTGAGGAGACGGTATGAGCGAGGAAGAGTGGATTGACGAATGCGCGTCACTTCTAACTGTTGAGCCATTTAACTGGCCTGAGATGAAGGCACGCGATATGCCGCAGGGCTGCTCTCGTTCTTTGGTGTCGAATTTGACCCAGAGACAGCACTTGATGAAGACAGGCAATACTGGGATTGCGAGGAATCCGCGTGAGCGAGATGATTGAAAGGGTGGCTCGGGCGATAGGTGCCGCCGACCCAGAACAATGCGGTCAGATCAACGACAGTGAGATGGGCGATTATTTTTGGGAGAAGTATCGGCACCTGTACATGCCTATGGCAAGAGCAGCCATTGAAGCTATGCGCGAACCGACGCGAACAATGCATGAGGCCGGACTAAAAACCACAGGCATGCCGAGCAACACGTTCCGCGACATGATCGACGCAGCACTGAAGGAGATGCCATGACAATCAAATCCAAAGACACCGGATGCCTTACGGCCGTACCGGCGAATGATAATGTTCCTGTCGAGTTGCGCGCACTCGGCGCGGCGATAGGGAAGGCCAGCACAGCCATCCTTCCACCCGTCATCGCGCTCACTGGCCTGGCTGGGAGCGGCAAGAGCACGGCAAGCAAGTACCTGGTCGATCAGCACGGCTACCAACTGGTGAAGTTCGCAGGGCCGTTGAAAGACATGCTGCGGGCGATTGGGTTCGGAGAGGATGACATTGAAGGCGGCGGTAAAGAGTTGAGCAACTCGCTGCTTTGCGACAAGACGCCTCGCCACGCAATGCAGACGCTTGGCACCGAATGGGGAAGGAAGTGCATAGGCGATACGTTCTGGACTGGCTTATGGGTCGATACTGCAACGGGCATCATTGCGAAGGGCGGTCGCGTGGTCGTCGATGACTGCCGATTCCCGAATGAAGCAGACGAGGTGCGAAAGCTTGGCGGCGTTGTCTGGCGGCTTGTCGGCCGTGGGGGGATTGCTGGATCGCATGAGAGCGAGGCGGGGTGTGGTGCTGCTGACGTCGAGATCCACAACATTGGTGACATCGTGGATTTGCATCGCCAGCTTGATGCTTTCCTGCACTGGCACTTGGAGGACGCGGCGTGATCGTCAGAAACGACGACGGCACTGTAGACCACGACGGCGAATTTAATCCGTGGCTAGAGTTGGACATTGCGAAAGAGCGAGAGTGTAGGGCCACGGGAGGCTTCGTTATGCGAATAGGGACTGCGCACCTTGGCAGGTCTCGGATCGTCTTAAACGAGAATGGTGAGATGTCCATCCACTCAGAGCCGACAAGGCACAAGGGCGACGGCCTCATGTACGTAAAATTTGGCTAAACACAAAACCTCGCCACGAACCACGGCGGGGTTTTTCTATGCTCCGCATAAGTTGCATCACCAGAACGCTCGCAGAACGAATTCTGCAAACTGCGTCACAAAACTGCAAACTGGTGATTCAGGAAATGCCGCTAAGCGCTTGAAAATATTGGCGACCCCTGCAGGACTCGAACCTGCGACCTACTGCTTAGAAGGCAGTTGCTCTATCCAGTTGAGCTAAGGGGCCGTCATGCCGGGCGATCGATGCTCCGGCAAAAACTTTGGTCGTCGTGTT